TTACGATGGGGGAAGATATGCAGATATTTTACTCAATGGAGACATACACCAAGTTAATGCTGATAAAATTGGGATTTCCAGGAGACAAGTAAAAACGGTCACTTATGCCTTTCTTTATGGGGCAGGCAACCAGAAACTTGGTATATCCTATGACCATCTTTTACCACCTGAAAAGGCTAAAAAGAAAGGAGCTGAAATCCGAAAAGCTTACATGGAAGCTATACCTGGTCTTGAAGATCTGGTTAAAGCTACTAAACGAGTTGCAGAAAGCGGTAGCATACGTGCTATTGATGGACGTAGTATCAGCGTTGATTCAGGTCATAAATCTTTAAACTTTTTGCTTCAGTCCTCTGCTGGCTGTATTGCAAAGAGGTGGGTATTAATCACCGACCAATTACTTACTGATATTAAACATGAGCGTTATGCTTTTGTTCATGACGAGCAAGTACTTGGTGCACCACCATCATCAGCTGACGATGTTGCTTTTGCTTGTAAGCTAGCAGCTACTCAAACTGGTGAGTATTATAAACTCAGACTGCCTATTGAAGCCGATGCTCAAATCGGAAACAACTGGGCAGAAGTACACTAAATGTTATTAATTGATTGCGACTTCTTAGCCTATAAAGCGGCTCAAGTATGTGAAGAGGGTATTGACTTTGGTAATGACGTGATTGTTTCACAGTCTAACTTTAGTGAAGTCCTTAAACTATTTGAACGTGAGCTAAAGAAGATAACAAAGGCTATGATGGAAGATGAGTTTATTCTCTACTTCTCTAGTACCTCAAATTTTAGGAAAGAAATTTTTCCAGGTTATAAGGGTCATCGAAATCGCCGTAAGCCTCTAGGATATAGAAGATTGGTCAACTATTGTTGTGAAAATTACAATCATTCTATCCGTGAAGGTTTGGAAGCAGATGACACCATTGGCATTGATGCAACTAACCCTGCTTATTTAGATAGGGATAACATCATTGTAAGTCCTGATAAAGATATGCGTCAGATACCTGGGAACCTATGGAACCTAGTTGATGATGTAGAAGAGATCACCAAAGAAGATGGTGATAACTGGCATCTAATTCAATCTCTAGCAGGTGATCCCACAGATGGATATCCTGGCTGCCCTGGAATTGGTGTTAAACGTGCGTCACAGTTGCTCAATAGCACAAACAAATGGCAAGCTATTTGTAATGCTTATAAAGAAAGAGGGTTATCGGACGACGACGCTCTACTGAATGCACGTTTAGCTAGAATATTACAACACACCGACTATGACTATGACCATGCCAAACCAATCTTATGGACCCCAGTATTATAAACGGGGTTCTATAGAGGTATGGGATTTCATACGAGATCAAGAATTAAATTATCATCTTGGTAATGCCATTAAGTATATCTGCAGGGCAGGACACAAAGATGATACTATTGCTGACCTTGACAAAGCTATCCACTACCTAACCAATGAAAAAGAGTTTTTACTCAACCAACGCAAGGGAATTTCGCCAAGCATACTCACTGAAGAACTCTATAACGAACTCTGCGCTGAGACTCAGTTTGAGTTTGATCGCTGAAGAGTTTTATGAAGTGAAAGAAGCTGCAGAGAAAGTCATGGAAAAACTATGGCTTAGTCCCTCGGCTGTAGATAGAGATCACAGAGCGCATCTCTTAAAGGAAGTCGCTGACTTAGTTTATGTATGCCACCAACTAGCTGCTACATTTGAATGGGACTTAGATGAAGCGTACCGCCGTGTACATGCAAGTAATATGAGCAAGTTAGGAGAGGATGGAAACCCTATATACCGTGAAGATGGTAAAATAATGAAGGGTCCAAGTTATTTTTTACCAAACTTATTTGATTTAGTTTAATGACAACAGAATTGATCGCTCGAACTGGCCGAGTTGAGAACTGGATGAAAGATCCTGAAGGAAGATTGCCAGTATCATGCACCGTGTTTGTTGTTGAAGACTCTATGGAGGGTGACAATGGCATTGAAGCATCGTGGAGATATGTCTCCCATGCGTTACGTTTTGGTGCGGGAGTTGCTGTCCACTTATCTAAGCTCCGACCCAAAGGACACGAAAATGGAAAAGGTCTTACAGCTTCTGGACCAGTATCATTCGGGAAAATTTACTCAACACTAAATGAAACACTCAGACGTGGTGGAATCTATAAGAATGGGGCTTGCGTTTTGCATTTGGACATTGTTCATCCTGACATTATTGAATTCATCACTACTCCGAGAGCTGACTTACCGTGGGTAAAAAGATGTGTAGATTTGAACGAAGCCCAATGGGAATTAGCCGATGACACAACCAAACAAGCCATCATCTACGGAATCCGATCAGGTGATATCTGGCTTAATAAATATAAGTACAATGACAAACTCGAACGGATCTACGGCAATGTATGCTTGGAGGTTTATTTGCCCACACGTGGAACATGCCTCTTACAGCATGTCAATCTCGGTGCCTGTAGTATCGACACTATTCCGAGAGCTTTCAGTGAGGGTATGTCCAGCTTGTGCGAACTCCATAGCCGAACAGGTGTCGGGGCAACAGGAGAATATCTCCCACCCGAAACGGATAAGCAAGTCGGACTTGGATTGCTTGGATTAGCAAACCTTTTAAGAAGATACAATGTAACGTATGAGCAGTTTGGATCTGCTCTTGATGAAATTAATAATGGTGGGTTTACTCTTGGACCTGCTGGAGAGATAGCTAGTGCCTTACAACATGGTATTAAAGTTGCTCAAAATATTGCAGAAGATCATGAGATGGTAAGAGCTTTTGCTATAGCTCCTACCGCATCAGTATCTTACAAGAGTAAAGATCTTGACGGCTACACATGCACCCCTGAAATAGCACCTCCTATTTCCAAAACAATTGATAGAGATTCTGGCACCTTTGGTGTACAGAGTTATGATTATGGCGATGTTGAGATCGCCTCAGAAGTTGGCTGGGACGCATACAAGCGTGTAGCAGACGGCATAATGATAATGCTCAACAATACAGGACTTCTTCACGGCTACAGCTTTAACTCATGGAGTGATGTTGTAACCTACGATGAAAAATTCGTTGAAGAGTGGTTGCGTTCACCGCAAACTTCCTTGTACTACTCCCTGCAAGTGATGTCGGACGTACAAGATAAGTCTAATGTATATGCTGCACTAGATGAAGATGATGTCAATGATTACTTGGAAGGGATTCTAAATGAACCCCCTACCTGTGATTGTCAAGAATGAATAATCCCTATGATAAACTACTCTCACGTAAGAGAAAATGGTCTCCAGTCAAGCCAACGGCTGGTAAGCTTAAGGATGGAGCCGAAGAGACCATCAGACGTGCCCTCGCAATACGTCATATGGAGCTACCTGTGGGTAACTTCATTAAAGAAGGGCTTGAAAAAAATGTTCCCGATAACGCTAGAAGGTTATTAGAGGACAACGTAAAAGACGAAGAGCGTCATGATATAGCACTACAATATATAGTAGATGCTCATGGTGCTGATGAACAATCTGAATTAGAAGCACTGAGGTTAAGAGATGCATGGATGGCACACCCTGACCACACTATTACCAAAGCTCTCGTGGCTGAAAGAGCAATCTTCTTTGTTCTTCTCCCTATGTTTAGGTTTAATGGCGATGCTGCTTTACGCACAGTTTCGGCAGATATCTCAAGAGACGAACAGATCCATGTCGGCAGTAATAGCCTTGTATGTACAGAGCTGGGTCTACGCCCTTCTGCTTCTTTGGATAAACTTAGGAAGGCCACAATTAATTGGATCTTCCAGCCTCTAGGTAGAAATACTCAGGACAAATATTTAGATAGAAAATTTTGGACCGATTCTAGTGATCGCTTAATGTATGAAGGCAAAGCACCCGAGCTTTCTGAGACTAAGCGAGCTAGAATGCCTGCTTTTTTTGAACATGCAAATCCAAACCTCCCAAACTACGCTTAATTGGGGCGACCTTCATCGCTTACTTGAAGACCTTGACCAACAGTTTCCCGACGAATTCCCTGACCATAATCTTCCTGAAAAGGAGATCGCTTATAGAGCTGGTCAGATTTCTATAATAAGACTATTAAAACAAAACTTATCTGATAATTAATTATGTGCGTCGGCGATGTAATCAGTGCGATTGGTAATCTCTTTAGAGCACCAACGCCACCAGCTCCACCAACCCCCACAGCTCCTACCCCACCACCCCCACCACAGGCTCCTGTTACAGCTCCTGTTGAGGCTCCTGCTACTCCTACCCCAGCACCTATGACTGAGGATGAGACGAAGCGTAAGGCTAAGATCACTTCTAAGAAAGTACAGAAGAAGAAGAGATCAGCAGGTACAACACAGCTACAAACTAAGAAGCCAGCAACAGGTGGACTACAAGGTATTAACACACCTCAAGGTGTGAATGTTGGTACAGCTCCAGCTGCAGGTACAGCTCCAGCTCCTAAGAAAACTAAATAATGAAAAAAGCACGGCAAAGATACAATGAACTATCCACTGACCGTGAGCAATTTCTTAATGTTGCATATGAATGTGCAGAGCTGACAATACCTACACTCATAATGAGGAATGAATCACCTCCTAATTATGCCCAGTTTAAAACACCGTGGCAATCAGTTGGTGCAAAGGGTGTAGTAACATTAGCATCTAAATTAATGCTAGGTTTACTACCACCCTCAACCTCATTCTTTAAGCTACAGTTAGACGACTCTAAGTTAGGAGTTGAGATACCTGCAGAAGCTAAGAGTGAATTGGATTTAAGTTTTGCAAAGATTGAACGTATGATAATGGAAAGCATTGCAGCTTCCACTGATCGTGTTCAAATCTTTTCTGCAATTAAACACCTCGTAGTAACAGGTAATGCTTTAATATACATGGGCAAAGAGGGTATTAAAATGTACCCTATTAACCGATACGTGGTAGAAAGAGATGGCAACGGTGATGTAACAGAGATAGTTACAAAAGAGAAGATAGCTAGAGAGCATCTTCCCCCTGGTATGGATATCAAACAGCCTAATGAACCTATGGATGATTCAACATCCAATAAGTCTAAAGACTGTGATGTTTATACTTGTATCAAATCAACTAAGAAAGGTTGGATTTGGTGGCAAGAAACACATGATGTAATGATCCCTGGTAGTGAAGGTAAGGCTCCTAAAAATAAGAGTCCTTTCTTACCACTACGTTTCGTCACAGTAGATGGTGAAGACTATGGTAGGTCAAGAGTCGAAGAGTTCCTTGGAGATTTAAAATCTTTAGAAGCATTAATGCAAGCCCTTGTAGAAGGTAGTGCAGCTGCAGCTAAAGTTGTCTTCACCGTATCTCCTAGCTCAGTAACCAAGCCACAGTCATTAGCTCAAGCTGGTAACGGTGCTATCATACAAGGTAGACCTGATGATATAGGTGTGGTACAAGTAGGTAAAACAGCTGACTTCCAGACTGCTTACCAACTGGTTAATGTGTTAGAGAAAAGGTTAGCTGAGGCTTTCCTTATAATGAATGTCAGAGACTCCGAGCGTACTACAGCTGAGGAAGTTCGTATGACACAGATGGAATTAGAACAACAATTGGGTGGGCTATTCAGTTTACTTACGGTTGAGTTTCTAATACCATATTTGAATCGTAAGATGCATACTCTTGAAAGGAACAAACAGATACCTACTGTACCTAAGAACTTAGTTAAACCTACTATTGTAGCAGGTATTAATGCTTTAGGTAGAGGACAAGATAGAGATGCACTTGTACAATTCATAACCACGATTGCACAGACGATGGGTCCAGAAGCTATGATGAAATTCATGAACCCTGATGAAGCAATCAAACGTCTTGCAGCCTCCGCTGGTATTGATGTATTGAATTTAATTAAGTCAGTACAAGAACAACAACAGGAAGCACAAGCTGCACAACAGCAAGCTATGCAAGCATCTATGATGGATCAAGCAGGACAATTAGCTGGTACTCCTATGATGGATCCATCTAAAAACCCTGAAGGTTTTGAAAAACTACAAGAAGCTATCCCAGCTATGATGGGACAAGGACAAGCACCACCACAGTAAACTATGGCAACTGAAACACAAACATACACTTATGATCCAACACAGGATACTCTAATTGATGAGGCTAATGAAGCCCGTGATGCAGAGACTTTAGCTATTGGTGAAAAGATGATAGCCGAGCAAGAAAATCTTCTTGCTGGTAAATATAAATCTACTGCAGATCTTGAGAAAGCTTACCTTGAATTACAAAAGAAACAAGGAACTCAAACTGAAGAAGCTACAGTAGAAACAGAAGAGACCGAGGAAGCTCCTCAGTATACTAAAGAACAGTTCTATAATGAAGATGGTTCAGTTAATTATGATACAACTGAAGAGCTTTATGGGTCTCAAATTAATGGTTTATTTAAAGACAATAATATAGATCCTTACGAAATGAATGAGTACTTCGCACAAAACGATGGTACTTTAAGTGAGGATATGTATTCTAATCTAGCAAAGGCTGGTTTAAATAAAACAGTAGTTGATAACTATCTCCAAGGTGTTAGAAGAGAACTTGGTTGGGACGCTCTCAAGCAAGAAACTGAAGCACCTAGTCTCAGTGAAGCTGAGGTTAAAGCTGTACATAATATAGCGGGTGGTGAAGAAGGTTATGGTAGACTTATGGAATGGGCTGGAGACAATCTATCCCCTGAAGATACTAAAAACTTTGATGAAGTAATAGAAACAGGCAATAATGCCGCAGTAACATTCGCAGTAAAAGCACTTATGGGACAATTTGAAGACGCTCAAGGTAGGGATTCTACTCTTGTTACTGGTAAAGCATCCAAGGCAGAAACTTATCGCAGCATGGCTGAGGTTGTTAGAGATATGAACAATCCTATGTATGAAATTGATGATGCTTACCGTGATGATGTGCGTCGTAAACTAGAAGCCTCTAATCTAAAAGTATAATGCCAAAAGGAAAAGGTACCTACGGTACAAAGAAAGGTAGACCACCTAAGAAGTAAAATATGTGGCGGCCCGAACAGTTCATCGTCACCGCCATTTACATTTACATTTATTAAAATGGTCACTACCGAATACGGTAAACAAAACATTTTCGCTAAAGAACCACAAGTACAAGTGCTAACTATGGACAACGACAACGCAGAACTTCAAAATGGAAGGTGGGCTATGATCGGTATCATCGCTGCACTAGGTGCTTATGTCACCACTGGACAGATCATTCCAGGAATCTTTTAAACTTTTATTCTCTAAATGACAACAGCCACATTAACTAAATCCCCTCTTCAAAACTGGGATCAATTATGTGACTGGGTTACGAGTACAAACAACCGCCTCTACGTGGGGTGGTTTGGGGTGCTTATGATCCCTGCACTTTTAACAGCAACTACAGCATTCTTAATAGCATTTGTAGCTGCACCTCCAGTTGATATAGATGGTATACGTGAGCCTGTTTCAGGAGCACTTCTATATGGAAACAACATCATCTCAGGGGCTATCGTCCCGTCATCTAACGCAATCGGTCTTCACTTCTACCCAATCTGGGAAGCTGCAACCATCGACGAATGGTTATATAACGGAGGACCATATCAACTCATTGTGTTCCACTTTCTCATCGGTATC